TTATACGCCGTAAGCACTGTAAAACCCTTAATCCACGTATCTACATAGCATAGGGCAGACGGACGGACAGGCACACCATTTTCTGTAAATTCTTCTGTTGGCGGATGTACCGCATAAGGATTACGTCGGCCTTTGCCGAGATAGCGGATTGATCCATAACCATTAGGTAACTTTGGCATTCTTTTTCTTTTTGGCATATAATCATCCTGGTATATTGTAATTGACTCATCTAATGGTCACTTACAGATATACCTTCTCCTTTCTATCAACCTTTTAATCCGTGGTTGATTACGGTATTGTGCATTTGTATGATGTAAATATGTGATGTGGATTTGTATATTATCACCCTGTGGCTTTGACTACTTTAAGGAGGTTCTTACCACACCTTATTTCTCAATAATGATTAGTTAGATGAGTCTTGAATTCGTATCTTGTACCAGGTTTTACGAAGTAAGTGCTGTGGATAACACATTACATATTTTTTACGAAAGGAATGTATTATCATGATTTTAGTCGGAATTGACATCGGTAAAAACCAACACACTTTCTCCATCATTGACAAAGGAACTGGAGAAATACTATCAAATCCTTCTGTTTTTAATAACAATCAAGAAGGATTCCTGTTACTCATCGGAAAACTAAGTAGCTATGCCAAATCAGAACTTCTTATTGGCATGGAAGATACCGGACATTATCACTTTGCCTTACTCAAATATCTTCTTGACAGTCGCTATACGGTTGCTCTGATCAACCCAACAACTACTGACCTTACCAGAAAACTTCAGGGCGGCATTACGAAAAACGATCCCCTTGATTCTCTTACCATTTGTGATGTCATCGGCTCTAATCAGCGTAAAAAGCCTTATCGCATTACCAAAGTAAACCGTTTCGACCTTTATGAACAAAAGCAGCTGACACGCCATCATCACAACCTGAAAGAGGAATTAAACATCTACAAAAACCGGCTTCAGAAATGCATTGATATCGTATTTCCTGAATTTAATTCCTTATTTCGTTCAAGGTATGGCATTGTTTACATGAATGTTTTGAAAACATTTGCTTCTGCTGAAAAGATTGCAAACTCCGATATTCGAATCATTCGGAAATGTTTTGAATATGAGGGGCGTGGAAAACGAATCCCACTTTCTGCCGAGCAGCTCAAAACAGTAGCCAAAGCTTCTGTCGGCATACCTTCTGTTGCTGAAGAAATTCAGATTAGACACCTTGTATGTCAAATTGAAATGATAGAAGAACAACTTTCTGAAATAGACAAAAAGATAGAAGAGTTCTCCTTGCAAAACAACTCTCCTATCCTCTCCATACCAGGAATTTCACACTTCTCTGGTACTTCCATTTTAGCGGAATTAGGAGATATTTGCAACTATACAAAGGCGTCTCAGATAATCAAATTTGCAGGTGTTGCTCCGTATCACTATGAATCCAGCCAGTTTACCGCCCAGCACACAGCAATAACCAAGAAAGGATCCCGGTATCTCAGAAAAACCCTGTATCAGATTATTTTACCGGTTATCAATCACAATAGGGTCTTCAACGCTTATTACAACAAAAAGTTAGCCGAAGGCAAAGGTCACAGATGTGCTCAGGGGCACTGTATCAGAAAACTTTTAAGAATCATCTATCATCTTTTAAGTACCGGACATACCTTTGATCCTGCGTTACTGATATAGCCATAAATACACCCAAACTGATACAACAAGCCTTCTTTGAAAGGTCTATTTGTTGTGCCACAAAATCCATAATTATTCACATATTTTCAAGGTACATACTTTTACTAACTAAATTTCAATTTTTATAAAAAACCACTTGATTTTTATATAGTTAGCTCCTTAAAATTGAGTATAAAAAAGACAGATGGTCTATTGCCACCCGTCACCGAAGATGATACAATATAGTTGCCAGATTTTGTATCGTCTCTTCGGAGATGTTAGCCGGTCTCTGTTGGCGCAGGGGCCGGTTTTTATTTATTTTATGTCTTCTATGTTGGCCGAGAAGTGATATTCAAATAGAGATGCATCGTATTCAACTCCAACTAAACCGTTTACAAAATCGGCAGCAGCCTGCCCAACAGCTTCCGCACCACTATCTTGCTCTTCCATATGCGTATACTCAGTGAAAATGCTATTCCATTCCTCTTCTGTACCTGCGTAGTACACTTGTATTTTTCTGCTTTCATCCGGGTGTAAATATGCGAGCGTGTAGTCGTATATTTGAGAAAGCGATTTGGGGAAAAATAGCGTCTCTACATCACTACCATTAAAAATAGACGTGTGTATTTGAGTAATACCTTCATCAATAATTAAAGTCTTTACAGATGAGCTATAAACCTGAAAATCTGAAAGATCTGTATTGTATGTCTTTCCTCCTACTTCCATCGTTGGAGAAATTTCTAATATCTCAGAGTCGCCATTGTAGCGCTCCAATGATATTGTTTCACCGTCTATTGAATACTCAAAATCATCCATTTTTACTTTTTCTGAAGCGGGTTCCTCTGTGCTTGCTACAACGGCATCACTTTTACTATCAGAAGAACTGCTACTACCTAATAAACGAAAAGTAAAAGTGAGTCCTACAGCTAAAATTATAGCAAATATAGCAATAAGGCCAATTGATTTGTTTTTACCCTGTGTTATATCATCTGGCGTTATGTAATCGTACTCAAACCCGCAACTTTGGCAGTTAGCAATTCTTTTTCGTTGACCTCCAGTCTGTATAGTGGACAACTTGACATTAGGATTACTACAGTTTGGGCATTGCATTGTAGACGGCTTCATTTTTTTTGCATTAATGTAAGAGCCTACACTTGCGAGCAATGCTATCCCCGATATGACGTCAACAGCTATAATGATTCCCACAGCATACATATATGCAATCATCATGAGAGCAAAAATTACGATACAAAATAAAATAAAAACTAAACATCCCATTATCGTTCCCCCTTTTAATTGTATTATAATTTGAAATTTACACATATTAACACAAAAAGGATTGGTGTTAATATGAAAATATTATTGAAGGAAATTATGTACTCTAAAAATCTTACAGTCAGACAGGTTTCTATCTTGACAGGCGTTTCGCATTCCACGGTTTCAGATATTTGCAATGGAGCTATGCCTCATATGGATACCCTGGAGAAGTTGGCAAAGGGGTTAAATGTCCGCATTACAGACCTTTTTGAGTCTCCTTACAAATAAGTGTCCGGTTAACCGGACAAATGTCGAAAAAGCGAAATTTTTGTAGCCTCCATTTCGGATATTTGTTATAATAACAGCAGAAGCAAACATATGTTCTTGAAATCCTGCTATCGTTGTTGTATACTCTAATCAGAATATATGTTCCCACTGCATACCTAGGGAGGCGATACATATGAGTAATGAAGAATTAAGAAAAGAACTTATCAACTTAATTAACAAAATATCAGATAACATGGCTCTGGTATTGATACTCAGATTTGTTAAAGGAAAGCTCTAAAGATTGGACTAGGCGAGAGCCTAGTCTTTCTTTTTCGCCAGCATTTTAACAATCTTTTCAAGTGTTTCCCAGTCGCTCTCATCTAATTTACTTAACATATGTACAAATTCTGGGACAAATTGTTTGTCGTAATCGGAACGTGTTATTTTTGATGACCAGGCAACTATTTCCTCATCCCGATCAAGTTCTATAAACATTTCACCTTTTCCGTATCGGAGCCATTCTTCGTTCACATCAAATTCCCTACAAATAGATATTATAACAGAATCCAATGGAGCACGAATCCCTGTTTCATATCCAGTTATAGTGCTCTGCTTCACACCTATTCGGTTTCCGAAATCCGTTTGATTAAGCCCTAATTCCTTACGGAGCAATTTGATACGTTCTTCCATTTTGCATCACCTCTTTTCTATATATACACTATACCACAAAAAATAACGCATTGCAATATTTATTTGATAAAAAGTATTGACATTTATGCCGCGTTGCGGTAATATAATATTGCAAGGAGGTTGAAAGCGAGGTGAAAAAAATGGCTCTTACAGAAAAAGAAAAGAAAATACTAGATACTTTTGAGAAAATTCTACCAGAACTGACCGACAGGGAAAAAGACAGGATCCTTTACATAGGCGAAGGAATGTCACTGAAAACAGAATTGCTGAAAGAGGAAGAAAAGAAAGCAGGATAAGGAGGTGTGATATGGAGAAGTATTTAAAAGCACTCAACGGAATCAGTTATTCTGACTGGATAAAACTGAAATCGGGAGTGGATAGAAAATTCGAGATGCAGAAAGGCGAATTTGAAAAAAAGCTCAAACTCACCAATCCAGATGAAACAATAAAACTTATTCAGTCACAATTTGGATGAACATGGGGTTGATTCTCCAATCTTTGCCTTTATAAAAAACATGGATATAGTCTAAGCAATACATGCTGTTTGCTATATCTTTTGCACGTTCCACAGGGGCATAGACAGGAGCGCCTTCTTCCCACCAGTAATAAGGGTTCTGAAGGTGGTCTCCAATAGAACATTCGGGGTCATCGTTTAAACAGACCCAATTACCGGCAAGACAAGCATAGATTTTTGTCATGCCAATCTCCTTTCTTTCGTACTCGGCCTGGCGGGGCCTGTAAGTACATTATAGGAGATAAGCAACCAAATAACAATACTATCGAATAGATGAGGTGAAGAAAATGGGAAATAAGTTTCTCTATATGACGGAAGAAGAAATCCTCCGCAGACAGTTAGAGCTGTTATCAGAGAGTTCTGAAAAAGCGCATGATGTCGAATTGTGTGGATTATCCAGCAAAATGGTCGAGGTCTATAAAACACTTAATAGACCAACAAGGGCAACAACGTTAAATCCGGAAGAAAAAGAAGGATACATGGAGAAGTCAAGGGAAACAGAAAAAAAGACCATAGATGTAACGGTAGAAGTTAATACTGATGAAGCAATGGAACAAACGGAAAAATTGATTGCGCTGTTGGTGACAGCCAATTCATTGGCGGATGAACTGGCTATCACGCTAAGTGATTTAAAGCTTGATGTTAAGATTTAGATCAACAGTCTTACGGCAATGGGGACAGACATTTGGCCCCGGATGAGCACTAAAAGTTGTATGACAAAATGGACATTTTGCATCATATGAACGATTGCGGAGAGATTCTCTTGCCTGGTCCTTGATGGCAGACTCTAATTTCCGTTTGTCAAAATTTACTTTTACTTTAATACCCATAGCTGGTCTCCTTTCCATTTATTCCGGCAGCAACCGGTAATTATAGTATAGGAGATATGAAGGAGGAAGACAATAAAAAGGAGGACACATGAACGAATTAAAAATCTTTGAAAACACCGAGTTCGGACAAGTAAGAACGGTAACTATTGATAACGAACCGTGGTTCGTGGGAAAAGACGTGGCAGATGCGCTTGGATATTCGGATACGAATAAGGCTGTTGCAATGCACGTTGAGGAGGAAGATAAAAAACTCAACGACAAATCGTCGTCGAGTTTTGGCCAAAGAGGAGCTACCCTTATTAACGAATCTGGTCTTTACGCTCTTATCTTTGGAAGCAAGCTGGAAGCAGCGAAGCGGTTTAAGCGCTGGGTAACATCAGAAGTTCTTCCGGCGATTAGAAAGCATGGAGCCTACGCCGTAGACGAACTACTTAATAATCCTGATATGGCAATCAAGGCTTTTACTGCACTAAATGAAGAGCGGGAGAAGAACAAGGCTTTACAGGCCGATAACGCCCGCATGAAACCTAAGGAGATATTTGCTGATGCAGTAGCAACCTCTAAACAGTCTATTCTCATCGGAGAGCTGGCGAAAATCCTTAAACAGAATGGATACGAAACCGGAGAAAAACGGCTTTTTACATATCTCAGAGATAATGGTTATCTTATCCGCAGAAAAGGGACGGGAGCATGGAAATGGGATTATTCGAGGTGAAAGAGACGGCGGTTACCCATTCAGACGGACATACCACAATCAATAAGACTACTAAAATAACCGGAAAAGGCCAGCAGTATTTTATCAACAAGTTTCTTGCTAACAGCAAGAGGGCAGTGTAAGGAGGTGATAAATATGCCAAAAGAAATACTAAAGCCCCCAGAGGTAGCCCGTATCCTCGGTGTCTCTCCCCAGTATGTAAGGGAACATATCCGCCGCGGAATCTGGAAGTTTGGCGAATGCGTACCGAAGAAAGTCAGGGGCAAAACAACAGATGAATTTAATATTTACCGTGCAAAATTTGAAAACCACATTGGTAGAAAGCTTAATGAGGAGGAAATAATTTGAAAAACGCAACCATAGCCGCTCTAACCGTATTAGCAATATACGGAGTAGAGCCATACGCAGTGCTGCTGTACGCAGTAACGGTTCTCTGCTTATATGTTGTTGAGGACTGGATCAAGGAACATAAAAAAGCCCCTGGCGCCGGGAAGCAATCAGGGACTTGAAAACATCAATCACCCTTATTATAGGGTGAGATCGGAGGAAAGTCAATGGATGGAAGAGGGATTTTAGAAAAATATAGACCGGTCATCCGTGAGATGATGCGGGATGTGGCAGAAAGCTCCATACCGTATATAACAGTAACAGCGTGCCCGGATTACTGTATTGCCCTCTCAGAGGGGGCAGAATTAACTATCATGGACGGCAAAGAGAGTGTGATAAGTGCATCCCATCGTGTTAATAAGCGGCTTGCAAACATCTATAAAGAATATGAGGAGGATATAAAAGATGAAGCTTAGAGAGATCACAGGAGAATATTTAGAGTTTTTACAGATGGCGGAGGATACGGATATAGACCCTGAAGTCTTTGCAGATACGATGGAGGCAATAGAGGGGGAACTTGAAGTAAAAGCAGACGCTTATGCTGACATCATAGCGGTTCTGACCGGAGATGCAGAAATCTTGCAGAGAGAGATTGACCGGTTGAAATACAGGAAGACAGTCCTGGAGAATAGAGGGGCTGCATTGAAAGCGAACCTGTATTCCTGCATGTTGGCAATAGATAAGAAAAAGATCAAGACAGATCTTCACACCTTTGGGATTCGCAAAAATCAACCATCATTACATATCATTGATGAAAGCAAGATTCCTGAAAAATATTGGAAGCCGCAGGAACCCAAACTTGATTCGGCAGCGCTGAAGGCAGATGTCAAAGCGAATCCAGATGCGTTCCATGAATATGCAGAACTCCACCAGGGAGAAAGCTTGATAATAAGGTGATGTTATGGAAAAAATGGAATTATATGAGAAATTCCGCTCTGTGCCAGAAAATGCAAAAAAAGAAATAGGCGGCGGACGCTTAAAAGGGATGACAGATATAAACCCTATGTGGCGTATAAAAGCCCTTACAGAGCAGTTCGGGCCATGTGGTATTGGATGGTATTACAAACCTGTCCGCAAATGGCTGGAAGCAGCGGGAAAAGAGATCGCGGCATTTGTGGATATTGAATTGTTTGTCAAATACGATAATGAATGGTCAGCTCCTATATCTGGGACAGGCGGGAGCAAGTTTTTTGCATCGGAAAGTAAAAATCTTTTTATGTCTGATGAATGTTACAAGATGGCTACGACGGACGCTTTATCAGTAGCCTGTAAACAACTTGGAATAGGGGCTGATGTGTACTTTTCACAGGATAAGACTAAATATGATCAAGCGCAGAAAAATCATTCATCTGATGACAGAAAAATAAATGAGGATGAACTTTTGAAAATAAAAAGCGCGAGTGAGAGGACTGGGTTTGATCTGGAAGGGTATTTGAGTAAATATGGGATACCTTTGGAGCGCATGGGTTATTCTTCCTATAGCAAATTAATGATAGGAATGGCAACATGCGATTCCATTGTTCCCCCAAATGCTCCTCATGCAGAGGGTTGCATGGAAATGCCAGATGATTGCCAGGAAGAATTACCTTTTAGGTAGGTGAGACATGGATTGTACTGGAAGGATCACAGGGATCGCAAAAGATTATATATCCGGTAAATGGACACTTACCCTGCAGATCGACGAAGACATACGGAGCGAATATGAGAAATTAAGAAGCGTTGATAAGCTGAACGTCCTCATTAAGAGATATAGAAAAAAACGCTCTTTGGACGCAAATGCTTATTACTGGGTGCTGGTATCAAAACTGTCCGAAAAATTAAGGACAAGCAAAGAGGAGATGCATAATATCTTACTCTCTCGGTATGGTCAGATAGACCGGGATGAGGACGGTAACTCGATCATCTTTTCCCTGCGGTCTGATATAGATATCAGTAAGTGCTATGATCTGCACGCAAAGCCAATAGGCAAGGGATACGTGGACGGAAAGGAATTTACCCACTACGCCCTCATTAAAGGCTCCCATCTCTATGATACAAAGGAAATGTCGGTATTGATTGATGGAGTAGTGAGCGAAGCCAAGGAGCAGGGGATTGAGACCATGACACCGGATGACCTCAAAAGGATGAAGGAGGCATGGAATGCAAAAAAGAACTAAAGCGCTGCAGTTTGATGGTAAGACCAAACGCAGGATGTTGGAGCGTGATAACGGCTGTATATTCTGCCAGATGGGATACCACATGCCACCGGGAGAAGAGTTTGGCCTACGCATCCTGGACCCCATGCATATTGTTAATAAGTCCCAGGGTGGACTTGGTGTAGAGCAGAACGGAGTGACTGGATGCAGATACCATCACAGCCTACTTGACAATGGGAACCAGGGATTAAGGCATGAGATGCTTGATATCATAGAGCATTACATGAGGCAGCATTATGAAGGATGGACCCGCGAAGTGCTGAAATACCACAAAGCGGATACATAATATATCACACATACTATTGTAAGCCATGATTCCCCCGGCAGCATCCGGGGGAGAAGGGAGGGCAAATGAGTAAGCAGACAGATGCCCGTGAGATCGCACGTGGTTATTTCAACCGGATCACATCCGGTCATAAAAATACAGTGAGCAGACCCGATCTGGGGCCGCCGGGAAACGAATCCATTGACCGTCAGTTAAGGATTTTAGTGGAGGAGGCAAATCACAACGGGGATTGCATTATAAACGTTGGAAACGGCTATTACAGGCCTATACCGGGTGACCCTGTGGACGAGCTGGAGTTTAAGGAGTATGTGAGCAAGGATGATTCCAGGGCAGGAAAGCTCTGGGACAAAATATACAGCATGAGGACAGCGTTTGATAACTGGAGGAAGGAGGGGCAGCATGGGGAAGAAAAGCAGAGAGAAAGGAAAACGGGGTGAACGTGAACTTGCCAAACTCCTCAGAAGTTATGGCTATAATGCCAGAAGGGGACAGCAGTATTGCGGAGCGAATGGAGATGCTGACGTGGTCGGTCTTCCAGGCTTGCATATAGAATGCAAGTGGGTGGAGAACTTAAACCTGTCAGACGCAATGGCGCAGTCGGAGCGTGATGCAAAACAAGGCGAAATACCTGTGGTCATACACAAAAAGAATAGACATCCGTGGCTAACTACCATGAGTGCAGTAAATTTTGTGAATATGGTGGCGGAAACTACGCTTTTACGCTCCTTTCCAAACACCTTTGTCACTATACCCCTTTACGATTTTTTGGAGGTTTACGACGGATATATCGGTGAGGAGGGGGATACAGATAGAAGGATGGATAAAGCTACATAGGAAAACGCTTGATAATCCTATTGTCTGCAAAGATGCTGATCATCTGGCGGTATGGGTATATCTCCTCCTGAAAGCCTCGCATGGGACATGTCCAGCGATATTTAAGGGCGAGAAAATAATGCTGCAGCCTGGGCAGTTGATAACCGGAAGGCTTAAAATTGCCGCCGATTTATCTGTGAACGAAAGTAAGGTGAAAAGAATCTTAAACGCGTTCAAAACTGACCAACAGATTGACCAGCAAGCAAGTAACAAAAATAGCTTGATTACAATACTTAACTGGGAATCTTATCAAAAAAGTGACCAGCAGAATGAACAACAGATGACCAGCGAACGACCAGCAAATGACCAGCAAGTGACCACAAACAAGAATGAAAAGAATGTAAAGAATGTAAAGAATGTAAAGAATAAAACATTCAGCCCGCCTACGGCAGATGAGGTGACCGCATACTGCCAGGAAATGGGATACAAAGTCAACCCGGATGCGTTTGTTGACTTTTATGATTCCAAAGGCTGGATGGTTGGTAAAAACAAAATGAAAGACTGGAAAGCGGCTGTTAGGAATTGGAACCGTAGCCAGCGGCAGGAATCGACCGCCAAAGGGAAAGCGACGAAGTTCAGCAATTTCCAGGGACGCAAATATGATGTTGATAGTTTAGAGAGCCAGTTATTACAGGCTGGTACAGGGAGGATAAAACACGAAAGCATATAAAGGATTTAAAAATGACATGACGTGTAGAGGGTTCCAGTACGAGGAAGGAAAAGAGTACCACGAAGAACGCGCATTATGCTGTGATACGGGATTCCATGCTTGTGAATATCCACTTGACTGCTTTAAGTATTATGAGCCAGCAGATAGCGTATACCATGAGGTCGAACAGACAGGAGATATTGATAAATCTGAAGGTGACAGCAAAGTAGCTTCCACAGAGATAAAAATAGGAGCGAAGATTGGTATACCCGGTCTGGTGCAAGCAGCTATAGAATACACATCAAAACGGTGTGAAAAAAAAGCGGAAAACCACAATACCGGAGACCGTGGAGCATCCAGCAATACCGGAGACTGTGGAGCATCCAGCAATACCGGAAACTGTGGAGCATCTTTCAGCACAGGAGAAGAAAGTACAAGTTATGCAGGATGCGTAAATTCTGTAGCCGCAGCTCTAGGATTAAATGCAAAAGCTAAAGGAGTCAAAGGCGCCTATATAATATGTGCTGAATTCGAAACGGACAATGATGGGAATTACATGATCAAAGGAATACAGCTCCACCAGGTAGACGGAGAGAAGATAAAAGAAGAAACATATTATCAGCTTATTGATGGTGTAATGACCGAAGTTGATTAAAGATACAGGAGGGCATAATGGAGAAGAGAGAAATTGTCCTAAAGGGCTTTCGGGCCATGAAAGAAATTTGTGAACGGGATCAGAGTAAATGTGCAAAGTGTCCGGTACAGGACATATGCATGGAGATAAAAGCGGAAATGGTTCCATCTGAGATGGAACTGCCGCTGGAATAGGAGAGTGACATGGTACACCTGATTGAAAACTATTATGCAATTCCCAACAATATGGGATTCACCCTTGCAGTTGACAAGGGTAAGACAGACAAGGATGGAAATAAAACTTATGACACCATAGGATACTGTGGAAGCTTCGAGGAGACGGTTTCTCTCCTTAGGCGCAAAGTTGTAGACCAGCGTCTGCAAAATGGATCATACGAGCTGTCAGAGGCTCTGGAGATAATCCAGGCGACAGCAGAAGAGATAAAAACGGCGATTGAATGTAAAGGAGGCCAATATGACATTTAAAGAAAAATTACGGAAAGAACATCCAGAACGCATTAATGAAGAACACCTTGGCGGATGTGAGGGGTGTCCTTATGGATATGGATATGAAAAAAGTATAGAGGAAATATGCAAAATAAGTGAAGAAGAATGCAGAAAATGCTGTGACAGAGAAATACCAGGAACGGAGGATAAAGAGATGACAAAGGCTGATTTAAAAGATGGGATGGTTTGCGAGCGGAGAGACGGAGAGTTGATGCTGTGGATAAATGGTGCTTTGAGAGGTATTAATGACTGGGATACCCCAGGCGAAAGTTTAAAGAACGAATTCGGTATAGATAAAAATGATATCGTAAAAATTTACGTGACAAATGGAAACACTTTGAAAGATATGTTGAAAAGGAGAAATCTTACCCTTATTTGGGAGCGGAAAGAGAGGAAAGAAATGACGCTTGCAGATATAGAGCGGGAACTTGGATACCCGGTTAAGATTGTTTCGCCGAAAAATTAGGAGGTGCGGCCATATGCCTACTGTAAAGTACATACCCAAAAAAGACAGGTGCGAATTTTGCGGAAGAGAAGCCACACTCCTGTGTGACATGCCCGCAAGGAAAGTTGTGAGCCATGCCAGAGGGAGCGGATTTAATATTACGGTGCTCACATGTGACAAAAAGATATGTGTTAAATGCGCAACAAGGGTAAATGGATATGATTTCTGTCCGGAATGTGTGCAGAAAATACGAGAGGCACGTAAAGGGGTGGAGGAATGATTAAACCTATATTATTTAACACTGCTATGGTCCGGGCTATCTTGGACGGCAGAAAAACGATGACAAGAAGAGCGGTAAAAAACCCGGCAATGCCTATATGCAGGAAGGGAGATATCTTATATATCCGGGAAACATGGTGTAAATCTCCATTTACAAACCATTATATTTACAGGGCCGATGGAGATGAGGGGATTTTTACACAATCCTATGATAGCGAAATTATGAATGATACGGCATGGAAATGGCACCCTTCCATCCACATGCCAAAAGAAGCCGCACGGATCTGGCTGAAGGTTACGCATGTACGGTTAGAACGGTTGCAGGATGTGACTGTACCAGACATGATAAAAGAGGGAATCAGGGTTGGATGTGAGTCATGCTTGGAAGTGAATGGGAAATGTAATCCGCAAATAGCAGGAGATGAATTTTGTGGCTTTGATGGTGAAAAATTAGATTTATTTACTGAATTGTGGGATTCCACCATCAAGAAGAAAGATTGTGATCGATACGGATGGGAGGCTAATCCCTGGGTATGGGTAATTGAATTTGAACGGTGTGAGAAGCCGGAGGAGGAATAGGAATGGATAGATTAACTGAAAAGATATCAAACGGTACGAAGCCAAAGACGCTTAGAGGTCTTATAAGATGGTTTATCACACATAATGGTATACGCAAAGATGTAATCATTGGAGAGTATAACAAGCTCTATGACAGGCTTGTAGAGTACGAGGACCTGGGCGTTACACCAGAGCAGGTGCGGCAGATGGATGCAGAGTTTTCCAGGGTAAGTGAAGAACTTGGGAGATATCAAGGTGTCGAAGCGTGGTTTAAAGAGCGTTATAAGGCCAATATATCTATCTATAAATTTTCGGATATTTTTATCAAATATTTCGAGGAGCAAGAAGAAGAAAAAGTGAATAACTGGAAAGTCCTAACTAACGAAGATGCAGACAAATGGGATGAATACCAGGAAGCTGAAAGGCAGGGAACACTATTACATCTGCCATGCAAATCAGGGGATACAGTGTATCTGGAGGCCGAATATGAGAATGAAATAACGGAAGGTCGAGTAACAGAAATATCAGTCCTCCCGGATGGTGTTTGTATTTACATAGAGCGGGAAATCGGCTCAGGTTGCAGTGAAGGGTACGGAGTTAATGATTTTGGCTACGATGTCTTCCTGAAACGGGAAGATGCAGAAAAGCTGCTGAAGGAGGCATAACCATGAATGAAAAAGAGGCATTGCAAGGCATAAGACAGCTGACAAAGCATCTGGACAATGATAATGATCGTTTGGTGGATACATTTAGACTGGTGATTATCGCACTGAATAAGCAGATTCCGAAAAAACCAGATTATGAGGGCGACGGATATGACAACAAAGGAAATATGATATATGATACATGGATTTGCCCGAAATGCGGAGAAAAATATGAGGTTGACTATGACGATTATAAATACTGTCCGAATTGCGGACAAAGATTAGATTGGGAGGTAAGCCATGAGACTGATTGATGCGGATGCATTTAAGGAGCAGGTGGCAGGAGCATTGCGTGGCATGGATGGAACTACCGGAATATGAGGAGGAGCACCATGCAGAAAGTTGTTAGAACCGCACAAACCAGAAAAGGATACTGGTATGATGGAGAGAAAATGAGATATCTGTCAGAGTTACTTAATAATGGATGGAAAGTAGTCATGTGTAACCGAATAGGAGAAGATCTTGAGTATATCGTGGAGAAGGAGGAACAGCCATGAAGTATACATACAGTGCCGGGCGTGTACAGATCAATGCGTCCGGGAAACAGGGGAATATGAATAAGTTCCTGTACGCAGGGACAAAAAAGAAAAACAAAAAGAGGAAATAAATCTGAGAAAGGAGCCAGCCTCCTGCAGGGGTAAGGGTATACCGGGCTTCTGGAAAAATGGGATTAAAATTCATAGACTGGTTCGCTGGAATAGGCGGATTCCGGTGTGGGATGGAACTGGCAGGGCATGAGTGTGTAGGATTTTGCGAATTTGACAAATATGCTGTAGCCTCTTACACAGCCATGCATCTGCTGACAGATGAACAAAGGGAATATATACAGAGTGTACCGGTGCCACTCAAAAAGAACGGTGAACCAAATTTACGGGACCGGCAGAAAGAAATATTAAAGGAGGATTACAGAAATGGAGAATGGTATGCAGATGACATTAGGAGAGTGGATGCCAGAAGCATGCCCGGAGCAGACTGCTGGTGTTTCGGATTCCCCTGCCAGGATATATCCATTGCAGGGAACTGTCTTGGATTCGCAGGAAAACGTTCGAGCCTGTTTTTTGCAGTTACAGGACTTATTAGAGACATCCCGGAAGAAGATAGACCCTCTTACCTACTCATTGAGAACGTTAAAAACTTACTTAGTGTTAATAGAGGGCTTGATTTTGCCAGACTTCTCATTGAACTGGACGAGATCGGGTATGATGCAGAATGGGACGTGCTCAATTCAAAAAATTTCGGAGTACCGCAGAACCGGGAGAGGGTGTTCGTTGTTGGACATCTTAGAGGACGAGGTACCAGAAAAGTATTTCCTCTCGGAGAAACAGACGGCATACATAACTCGACCGGAACGGTTGGGAAGATATACGAAACTACACAATGTCTGACTGCCGGCGGAAATGATAAATGGAATGGGGATTATATCGTAAAGCAGATAGGGAATTGTATGCCCACAGCCACAAGGGATAATCCAAATCAAGGGCGTGTGTATGATATAACCGGGATCGCACCATGTCTGAATAAGATGGATGGGGGCGGCAGGGAGCCAATGATACCTGTACGGATGACACAGAGATCATGCAAGGAGACCGTCATATCGCCCACACTGACAGCACGTGGGCCGTCAAGGGGGAGAGAAAACAGCTCTCCGGTGCCGGGTGTCATGATCCGTGAGGCAACGAAAGCAGGATACGCTATCGCAGAGATTGGCGATTCCGTCAATCTTGAACAGCCAAACAGCAAGACCCGAAGAGGGCGTGTGGGGAAAGGCGTAGCGCAGACACTTACAACAGGCTGCCAGCAGGGAACATTGGACGGAACGAGAATCCGCCGGCTGACTCCTCGTGAATGTTTCCGCTTGCAAGGATGGTCAGATGACTATTTTGAACGTGCGGCAATGGTAAACAGTGACAGCCAGTTATATAAACAGGCCGGGAACGGAGTGACTGTAAATGTGATACAGGCCATCGCAGGCCAAATGGATATGGAGGATAAATCATGAAAAAAATTATTAAAGAATACATATTAGATTCATTCGCTTACCTGAGTGTAGGTATATGGATAGGCGCAGGTGTGGCAATTGGGCTTTTTGGTATAATGGCACTTTTGGTTAGATAATACGGGAGGATATAAAATGACAAAGAGAGAGATTATAAAATGGCTGGAAGGCAAAAGAAGTGAAGCATTAAAAAATGTCAGTGACCAATACCGGGAAGCCGTGAAAGCCCATGATACAGCACTTTATAAGACTATAGGGCTGGAGGAAGTATCACAATCTATTGAAGGATACTTAAGCGCTGCATACGAGGTATACACCAAATGGGCCAATCATAACGAGGATTACATCAGAGTGAGACATTCCATCTACTCGGTCGGCGGAATGCTTGAAATGATATTGAATTACAATGGCGGAGTCTTCAAGAGGATGATAGATGGAGACATAGAAGACATTATGCCAGAGCAAGAGCGCCTGTTAGATGAAAAAAACAGGATCTATGATGAAATCAGGCGTAATTATGAAAACCTGATAATTAATGTCAAAAGTCTGAAATCTGCGAAGCTGACCTGTGAATATTTGGAGAGCCTGGGCTTTGATATCACAAAAGTGTCCGAAAAGGAAGAGTGCACCGCCCTAGCGGTAGATGTTGATACCAGATACCTGTTCGTGACTGACAAGAGCGTAAACAATGGATGAGAGACTGGCTGCCATACTGGCCTTGCAGCGCCGCCCGGATCGGTGGCGCGAGGGCTGGGACCGGTAGTATTACATAAAAATACAGAAAGGCGAATCATGAAGTGCAAAAAATGCGGCGGCAAAACGCAGGTAACGGATACAGAGGAGAGCTTAGACGGGTTCGTGGTAATGCGGAGGAGGCAGTGCCCCGTTTGCGGATACAGGTTTAAAACAACGGAAACTTTTTGGGAGGATGTAAAAACACGGAATGACGGTCTTGGAATACTTGGGAAGGAGAAAGATAGATGATAAAAAACAGCTCAGGCTGCCCGGACCCCACATACGAGCAAGCATTACCCGCAATCAGGCGGGAGGAGAATATAAGGGCACGGGAAAAGCGGTATGGAGTAAAGCGCGGAGATATTGTGTACATAAAAGTGGAGGTAAAAGACGATGGGAGACGGATCGTCAAGGTGAGCCGTCGAATGCAGGTCGTTAATCTATATGAGCACCACATACTCCTCCGGCATAAAACGGGAGCCTGCGAGAGCTATCAGTATAATGATTTTATGGAGAGATTGGACAGGAGGTAACAGCCTATGGACAAGAAGAAGCTGGAAAGGTACAAGCCTTTAAAAAGGGAGCTGCTTATGATTGACAAGCAGATAAGCAAGATGGAGGAACGCCGGGAGGAGTTGCCTGTGGTTATGGGGAAAGTACAGTCTTCAGACCATGAGTTTCCGTATACGGAGCGGCGTGTCAGTGTTCAGATGTATGAGCCAAAGGAGGCCTACAAGATTGACCGGGAGATTGTCAGGAAAAGGGCCAGGAAACGGCAGATAGAGGAGGAGATGAACGGCATAGAGAGTTTTATAAGCGCTATGCCAGAAGGCGAAGATAGACAGGTATTTGAACTGTATTACCTGGAAGGGATGAAGCAGAGAGAGGTTGCGGACATAGTAGGACTGGAACAAAGCAGTATATCAAAAAAAATCACCACTTATTTGCAACTTTCATACAATTCATAAAAAAGTATGCTATAATTAAAATAGAACGAGTGTAACAAAAAGACAATATCCTACTCTTTGTTATCCGGCTGCGGGGTGTCACAGCTCCGCGGCTGATTAGCCAGTAATGTAATCCCTCATAAGGCGGGCCTGTATAACAGAGCAACGCTTCTGGGTACATACCGGCACTCATTAAAATTTAAAATTTGACAAAGTAAGGTGATCCCGCCGCTGGGGGAACCGATTAACTACAACCTCTCCGCTGATATGATGGCATGATGTATAGGGCACGTAATATCAGTGATAAATATAAGCCGTGACAACCGGTAAAGAACATGGGAGACGTCCCTGGGTGGAGTTGCGAGGGGGTTCTGATACCAAAAGCGGATTGAGGGATATTCGATACCGGCCTCATAAAAAACGGTGGCAAGTTGGCGGTACAATGTACTTTAAACCGCATATCCCAGATCTGGGATAACAGCACCGCTTCGGCGGTACATATGCTTATCTGCCGCCGGATTACCGGAGAGGCAGGGAGTACGACAGCATGATGTGCACTATGTGCTGCCGTGGCCTCCAGGATTATCCCCTGGGGTAAGCAATAGAGAGCGTCTGGTCAGATTACTGGCTGGGCGCTTTTATTATAGGCATATAGCTCAGAGGGAGAGCGGCGGCCTTATAAGCCGTGTGCACTGGTTCAATTTGCATTTAAAATGTAGAAGCATAATATTTGTGTGCAAATTAGTAAAATACTGGTAATTACCTGTTATATATTGCAAGGCCTTCCAATCAGCGGTACCATTTATATGAGGGAGGCGATGATATGCAAGATTTAAGAAAATTTACACCGGAACAAATCATTACAAGAGCAAAGCTCTATGAAAGAAAAATGAGGTGGCTACAGGCTGATGCTAGACAGTTTATAGCGGGGGAGCGTAACGACGAAAAGGAGATACTGAGTAGATACCATGCGCTACGGAAAGAAATATCTCAGGAATCAAAATATCTGGAATCCTACAAAGGAGAGATATACTACATATCAGAAGTCCATGACGCTTATCAAAATGGAATGGACGACTGCAGAAGGAATGGCTTTTCGCATGTGGCAGAGAAGAAGGTATCAAACAGGATTGTATCTATATTGGAAGAGGCCATATACCGGCTGACAAAAGAGCTGGATTACATGGGTGTATATAAATGATTGATTAGGAGACGGTTTAGGACCGTCTCTTTTTAATGCAATAAAATAGTGGAGGGGATAAGGTGAATACACGAAGCATAATGAAAAAGCTACAGACAGCTATACTAAAAGAAGGATTAGTAGTAAGCATAGATACGCGACAATTCTATGCTCAAGATCAGCAACGTATGATAACCATATTCCGCCTTACCACCCCAGTATCACATCGTAAGAAAACAGGGGAATTAAAAGATGAGCAGATGACAATACTTTCGTCTACATCCGGCATAGAGGCTATACAATGCCTGAACGACATATATAAGGCGGTGAAAACTTAATGCAAGACGAGCTTATAGGAAAGTTAAAACCGCAATATAAGGCGTTCGCTGATAATTACATAGAAAATGGCGGCAATATGACAAAGGCGGCGAGAGATGCCGGATATGCAGAAAAGGGCCTGAATAAACGAGTGGGAAGGCTGATGGCAAACGAGGGCATAAAGGCTTATATAGCATGCCGACAGCAAGAAATTGATTCACAGCGAATATGTAGCCTGAAAGAGATACAAGAGTTCCGTTCCCGTGTTGTCCGCGGAGAAGAAAAAGACCAATTTGAACTTGACGCTGCCCTCACAGAAAGATTAAAAGCCGCGAATGATTTAGAAAAAGCTTTAAAAATCAAGGAAGAGGAAGAAGAGAGACAGCGTATTGCAGAAGCAGCCCGTAATGCCGGTATATGGCATATGGACTTAGATATCATTGCAGACGGTTTTCACCCAATTATCCGTGACATCAGAAATAGGAAACATACGGAGTATGATTTCCCCGGCGGCAGAGGTTCTACTAAGTCCTCTTCTGTGTCATGCATAGTCGGAGAATTGATTAAGAATAATAGCGATATGCACGCCCTTATTCTGCGAAAGGTAGGAAACACCTTGAAAGACTCAGTCTATGCACAGATGAAATGGGCAATACAGAAGATGGGGCTGGAGGATGAGTTTATATATAAGTTGTCTCCGCTAGAGATTATATACAAACCTACTGGACAGAAAATATATTTCCGTGGTGCGGATGACCCATTGAAAATAAAATCAATTAAACCGGAATTTGGTTATATCGGGATAGTGTGGTTTGAGGAGCTTGACCAGTTCGCCGGGCCAGAAGAGATCCGTAACATCGAACAGTCTGCTATCCGCGGTGGAGATGTTGCATATAAGTTTAAATCATTCAATCCGCCCAAGAGTAAAAATAACTGGGCAAATGAATATGTAGCGGAGGCAGAGAGAGAGAATCCAGATGCTGTAGTGTACAGGAGCACGTATAAGGATGTGCCGGCGGAGTGGTTGGGTAGGAAGTTTATCGATGATGCGGAGCATTTGCGAGAAGTTAATCCAGAAGCATATGAGAATGAGTATGACGGTGTGGCTAACGGTTCTGGCGGGAACGTATTTGAATACCTTGAATTCAGAGAAATCACAGATGATGAAATTAGCCGCATGGATAGGATATATCAGGGTGTTGACTGGGGATGGTACCCGGATAAGTATGCGTTTATTCGGTCGTATTACGACAGCCATCATGAAAAGATATATCTGATTGATGAGAATTATGTAAACAAAACGCCGAATAAGAAAACGGCAGAGTGGATAATCAAACATGGGTATGATGACTATCTGATTACTTGTGACAACAACGAGAACAAATCCGTGAATGACTACAGTGATATGGGTATTCTGGCAAGAGCAGCGATCAAAGGCCCTGGAAGCGTAGAGTACGGGTTTAAGTGGCTGCAAGGAAAGGTAATCGTGATAGACAGGCGCAGGACACCAAATGCCTACAATGAGATTACTAAATATGAGTATGCCAGAGATAAGGACGGCAATATCATGAGTGGATATCCAGAAGGGCAAGAAGACCATATCATAGCCGCCCTTCGCTATGCATACGAAGACTTCTTTAACAGAAGGGGGAACAGCGCATGACAGTGGAAACATATCTTGCATTAAAAGTGATTATAGCCGCCATTGCTGTGGTTTTTAGTATTACTTATAGCATCTGGCGGTGGAAAAGGTGATTAAACTATGGGGATTATATCAACGATTAGGAGGTGGTGGGGAATGTTGTTCAAGAATGAAGCAGAAAGAGAGTTTAAAGTCAGTCCGGTAACGTCCCCACAGATGGACGCTCTTATCAATAAGTGTGTGATGATATACAGAGGTCATCCGGCGTGGGTAAATGAAGAGGACAATGTTCGGACAATTAATTTTGCTAAAACGATATGTGAGGAGACTGCCAGACTAATAACGCTTGCAGTCTCCATTTCTGTTAGCGGATCGCCAATGGGGGAATATTTGCAGGGTCAGATAGACAAATGCTATTTCAACCTACGTAAGTGGGTAGAGATGGGGCTGGCGCATGGCACAGCGATTCTCAAGCCTAATGGCAGCGGTGTGGATGTATTTGCCCCGGCTGATTTCATCATCACATCTACGGATGATAACGGTAATATCAATGGGATTATATTCAAAGATGGCTACCAGAATGGTAATAGGTATTATACCAGGTTGGAGTATCACAGGTTTGAAGCTGACTATGTGTATGCCATATCTAATAGGGCATATGTGTCCGATAGTCAAGATGAAATTGGAAAGAAGATAGACCTGGAAAAGACACGCTGGTCGAATTTGTTGCCAGATGCATATATCACAAAGGAAAATAATGAGAGACTGGACAGCCCTCTATTTGGAGTGTTCAGCACACCTGACGCAAACAATGTAGATAGCAGCAGCACACTGGGACTGCCTATATTCTCCACTGCGATTGAGGAACTAAAGGACCTTGATATAGCATATAGCAGGAATGCGTATGAAATTGACATCAGTCAAAAAATAACCCTGCTGGATGATAGGCTGACACAAAAAAGTGGAATGAAAATAGGAAGTAATCAAGACATAAAACTTCCTAAATTCGTGAGGAATGTGTTCGGGGGTAGCGCAAACGAATTCTATCAGGAAATAAACCCACAGTTAAATACGGAGACAAGAAAAGTGGGAATCAACATGTACCTGTCGTTTATTGCTTACAAATGTGGTTACAGCAACGGTTACTTCGTATTTGATGAAAAAACGGGGATGGTAACGGCGACGCAGATAGAAGCAGACCAGCAGAGGACAATACAGTTTATAAAGGACTGCCGGGACAAGCTGGAAAACTGTATGGACGGCCTGATATATGCATTGCAGATCATGGCGGAGCTGTATGGCCTGGCCCCTTCCGGGCAGTATGAGGTGGAATACGGCTTCGGAGATATCATATACAGCTACGAAGAGGACAAGGCAAACTGGTGGAAGTACGTGGTCAATGGCAAGATCCCAGCATGGAAGTATTTTGTGAAGTTTGAAAATATGACAGAGGAAGAAGCCAAAGCCCTTACAACAGAAGCACAGCCGGAAGAACCGACGTTATTTGGAAAGGAAGAGTAGTTTATGCTGTCGCCGGAGTATTTAAGGCAGGTAACAGAAAGGGCAGAAGAGAACGCTAGTAAGTTGCACCAAAAGATTATAACTCTTATCATCTCTCGCATGGTTAGGAGACTGGAAAGGAGAGAGGAGTATCTATTCACGCCGATTGACAGGTGGCAGATAGAAACCATTCAGGAGTCAGGGTATCTGTTAGAAGAAATACAAAGCGAGATATCAAGCCATCTTGGAATCCAATATAAAGAGGTTAAAGCCAGGATGGAAGAAGCGGGTATAAAGGCTATTGAGTATGATGATGGAGTGTATAAAGCTGCAGGACTATCACCTATACCGCTAAAACAATCCCCATACCTAATCCGGCTTATGCAACGGAATTATGAGGCAACCAATGGAGAACTACGGAATCTTACACGGACAACCGCCAGTGCCGCGCAACAAACGTTTATCAACGAATGTGACATGGCGTATGAGAAGGTCACTCGAAATGTACAACCGTTATCGGGAGCGGTGAGAGAAGCAGTTGAAAATGTGTCGAAGATTGGAGTGAAAGTCGTGTATCCCTCCGGTCATGAGGACTACATAGAGACAGCAGTTGCAAGGGCAATAAGAACAGGTGTGGCGCAGGCCACAGGAGATATACAGATTGCGCGCATGGAGGAAATGGAGTGGGACATTATACTCACAAGCGCACATTATGGGGCACGTACTGGAGATGGCGGGGAAAACCCAGGTAATCATTATTGGTGGCAGGGAAAATTTTTTAGCCGTACTGGTCGGGATAAAAGGTTTCCTGATTTTCGCACTTCAACAGGATACGGTTCCGTAACTGGATTGTGCGGTGCAAATTGCCGCCATTCTTTCGGACCTGGAGATGGCATTCATAATCCATATGGAGACATTGATTCCGAAGCAAACAAGAAGATTGAGGATATTAACAAGCACATGAGAGAAATGGAACGTAATATCCGTAAAACAAAGCAAGAGTTGCTTGGTTTGCGAACGGCAATTGAGAGCACGGGGGATGAAAAGTTGAAGTATGAGTTACAACAGGAATATGACCACATAGCTGCCACCCTTAAAAGACAGAATGCGAAATATAAAAATTTTTGTGATATGCATAACATAAAACCTTTGCAGGAAAGGCTGCATACGGCAAAGTGGGGTCATTCAGAGGAGATGAAGGCCAGAGCGGCTGTGGATAGATACAATAACAAATCTACATAAGAGGTGCGTGTGGTTCTCCGGGAACATACAAGGGGGTTCGATTCCCCTCACACGTGTTACCTGGCCGGGGGTCAATCCGGCAGAATCCAACCGCAGAAAGAGCGGTCAATAAAATCATTTCAGGAGGCAAGGAAAATGAAAAACATTTATGAAATCATGAAAGAGTTCGGAATTGAGATCCCGGAAGACAAGAAGGATGGATTCGACAAGGCATGGAAAGAAAATTACCGGACAAAGGCTGAATTCGAGAAGGCGGCAGCCAAAAGGGACGAATACAAACAGTCTCTTGAGGACGTGCAGGGAAAACTTGAAGATTTTGAGAAGGTGGATGTGGAAGACTTGCAAAACCAGGTTAAAACCCTAACAGCAGACTTGCAGAAAGAGAAGGAAGAGCGTGCTGCCGAAGAGTCACGCAGAGCATTGGAGAAGACAGTAGACACATTCATGGGAGACAAGAAATTCGTGAACTCCCTGACCGCAGACAGTATCAGGGAGAAACTCATGGAAGAACTGGATAAGGATACCGCAAAAGGAAAATCTATTGAAGTTATCTTCAATGGACTTATCACAGACAAAGACGGGAACCAGATCCCGAATATTGTAGTGGATGAGGGACAGCAGAAGGCCGAACAGAATAAGGCAAAATTCACTACTAAGTTCACCGGTACTGGAAATGGAGGCATGACAAAAGATGATTTCAGGAAGCTGTCCCTAGACGAACGTACTAAATTGAAACAGAGTGACCCGGAACTGTACGAAGCAATGAGAAAATGAAAATAGGAGGAAATAAGTTATGGCAATGACTGGAACATTTGGAGGTTTTGTATTTGACCCGGAGGTATTCTCCGAATATATGGCAGAACAGCCTACATGGAATGACAGAATTTTAGCATCCGGTATTTTGGTACAGGATAATACGATTATGGATTTGATTGGTGACAAGGGAAATGTGGCAACACTGCCCTTCTATGTGCCGATTGATGCAGAAGAGGACCCGGCGCTGAACAATGATGGAGAAACGGACAACACCCCGTCCGAGATTACTGGAAGCAAACAGACCTGTATGTTGATTCAGAGGATGAAAGCATGGAAGGCGCAGGATTTTACAAAAGAACTGACTGGAGCGGACCCTATGACACATGTCGCGAACAGCGTATCCGGATACTATCGGCAGGTGAGAGCTAAAGACCTGATGTCTATTGTGGATGCTGTGTTAAGCCTTGACGGGATGGCGAATCACATTACAGATATCTCAGCGGCAGAGGGGGACCCTGCAGAAGCAAATAAAGTAGATGAGACTACGCTTATTTATGCACAGCAGAAAGCAATCGGAGATTCTGCAGAGAACATGGGACTTTTGTTCCTGCACTCTTATATGTATGCCAGATACAAAGCTATGGGGCTTGTGGATTACAACAAATATACTGTGCCGAATGCTCTGGCTGGTGATGTGGAAATGCCGACGATCGGAGGCTTCATCCCGGTAGTGTCTGATCGGTTTACGGTAGATACTTCTGGCTCCGTGCCAGTATATAAGACTTATATGATTGGCTCCGGCTCTATACTTACCTGTGATAAGACCAACTATGAAGACCCATACTACGCAGACTACGACCCAGAGACAAAAGCGGGCATTCGCAAACTGTATACGAAGCAGGGGTATGTCATGCATCCCAATGGATTTTCTATTGCCGCAACAAAAATTAAAAAGGAGTCCCCAACAAATGCAGAACTCGGGGTTAAGGCAAACTGGTCTTTGGCTTATAAGGAGAAGAACATCCGCATGGGTATGATTAAGTCCAATGGATAAGAGGTGACGTTATGTATACCACATACGAATTTTACGTTACACGCTATTTTGGCGATATGATCCCGGAAGATGTATTTGAAAAATTCTGCCAGCGGTCTTGTGATGAAATTGACGTTATCACATTTGACAGACTGGCAGAAGACTTTCCGACTGATGAAAGAGCAGCGGCCAGGGTGCAGAGAGCAGTATGCGCCCTGGCTGAATTGTTTTACCGGATAGAAATGGAAGACAGGAAAGCAGACGAATCAACTGGTGTTATCCATAAAGAGGACGGAACGGTGATAGGAAAGCAGATAACCGCCGTGTCATCCGGGAGCGAGTCTGTACATTATGCTGTGGGACAGGGTACAACAACCAGTACCATAACTACAGCGGTAAAAGATGTGAAATCGCGCAGGAAGTTAGAGTACGACACAGTAAGGGAATACCTTACCGGCGTTAAAGATAATAAAGGAGAGTTGCTATTATATGCAGGATTGTAAAATCAATGTTTTAGGGACAAAATATAGTCTATTTTTCCGTAAGAGAGATGAGGATGAAGGATTAAAAGAAATGGATGGGTACTGTGACAAAACCAGTAAAGAACTTGTGATCTGTGTCCATGAACCAGAATTAAATTCGGTCAAGAATCTTGAGGTTTACGAAAAGAAAGTAGCGCGGCATGAGATTATTCATGCTTTTATTGAGGAAAGCGGGCTTTCTGAAAATACTTTTATATGTAAAGAAGGATGGGCGAAGAATGAAGAGATGGTTGACTGGATGGCCGCTCAGCTTCCAAAAATATTTGTAGCATTTTCAAAAGCTGATGTGATGTGAGGTGGTTCCCATGTACGATAGAACGATTACTGTATTTAATCGTAGTGGCAGTGAAAAGAATGGCTTTGTTTGGTTCCCGACTGTCATTGATGGCGTATACCTTATCGTAGACAAGGGTGCTGGTATGGTCAAAACTGGGCTGGCAGAAGCGAATAAGGCTAACCTGCATATCCGGTACATATCTGTAGATGGAAAGGTACTGGTGGGCGGAAAACCGTACATGCTGCCGAAAGAGTGGAATGCGCAGTCGGATGAGGAAAAAGCGACCTCAATCACATTCAACGAGGGATGTGACTTCTTTATTGAGGGCGAATACCCGGAAGATGTGATTCAAGACGACGATATATTATATACGAATGGCCTATTTTCATACATGAAAGCCAAACGGGACAATGTATTTAAACTCAACACAGTAGGCAAGTACACCCTCATACCCCACTTTGAGATTGGCGGTGAGTAAATGGCCCGGAAGCATTTTAAGGATTTTTCCGTCGAGAAAATGAATGTCAAAATCAAGCTCGATATGAGCGAATTAGACGAAGCCATACAGCGTGCCCAGTACGCTCTTGACGGTGCCATAATGCAAAGCATGATACCTTATATGCCAAAAGTTACCGGGAACTTTATAGAGCGTACTGTAGCAAAAAGCGCATCTGTCCAAGGTACAGGAATCGTTTATGCCGGTGTGGGGCCTGAAGGACGTTATCTTTACAAGGGTAAGGTCATGGTTGATGCAAAAACCGGAAAAGGCCCCATGAATATACCCGGAGTTGGCCTGAGATATAAAAAGGGGACAAAACTTAAGGCGACAGAGCGTGAGTTGGATTTTAAGAATAGCAAATCACATAATCCTGATGTGCAGAAAGAATGGTTCATCCCAGCAAAAAAGAAAGACCTTAAGAGCTGGATTGCGCAGGCGCAGAACGCCATAAAGGAGTAAGAGTATGGCAGGTATAAAATATGACACTGGCGGCTCGGCAGTGATGACAAAGGCCATAGATGAGCTGATAAACCGGTTCCCTGGATGGACAGAAGAGGAAGAGGTTGTTTTTTCATTTATCAGTGATGATTCGGGAGTGGCATGGTATCCGGTATCCGGAGCGGTAATAGAGAGAGAAAAAAAGACAATCGTTGGTGAGGTACGGCAAACCTGCCAATATCCGTTTTATGTGCTTTATCGTACCGCATCAACATCTGAGCATTTGCGGATAAATGTAAAAGAGAAGCTTGATAAACTGGGAGAATGGTTAGAACGGCAAGAGATAACTGTATCCGGACAGAATTATAAGCTGGATAGGTACCCAGAAATAGGGGGCCGCAAGATAAATTCAATCCGTCGCACTACACCATCATACAATGCAAACAATTATGATGATGGCATCTGCGACTGGGTTGTTTATATAACCGTGCAATACGAAAACAACTATTTTGAGTAAAGGAGAATGACAATATGAAAGCTGAAAGACAGTACCTTGCACACTTTATTGATGCTGCTTTTGACACAACTTATGCAGCGAGCACTTATGTTAGGCTGGGGGATGATCTGGAAGAATTTAACGAGGAGCTTAACCCAGAAGTCGAAACGAAAAAAAATATATTAGGAAGCCAGAGCGTACAACATTCTGGGTATGAGGTAAGTTCAGAGGTTTCCCCCTATTATTACTCATATGATGATAAGTTATCAGAAAAAATCATGGATATAGCAATGAACAGGAAGAAGGGGGATGCATGTAAGACCTCACAGGTAGATGTACTGCTGAATGCTGACGGTTCAGTCCTTAAGGCGTGGCGTGAAGATGTGTATGTAATCCCTGATTCTGTAGGCGGTGATACAACAGGAGTGCAGATCCCATTCACTGTATATAATGCTGGAAATCGTGTGGAGGGTAACTTTGATTTAAGCACTAAGAAATTTACAGCGGGATCCAGTAGTGAAGCATGAACGTTACTAAACGCAGTTAAAAAAGCATATTTTGAATCGCTGAGTAATAATGAACTTTTAATTGACCTAGAAAAGGAGTTAGAGTATGAGCAACAAATTAGTAAAACCAAATTCACAGATAGCGAATAGAAATGAAGAAGAACTGATTATTAACACCGGTGCAAAGAAATATGTGATCAAAGACGAACATAGGCGCCTTATGGGTGAATTCTTCTGGAACCCGTCTGATACCGGTATACTAAGCCGGTACAATGACGTGGTTGAATATTTTAACAGCCTCGATCTGAAAGAAGGAGAGGATGCAGAAAAATTCATTGTGGACGCGGATAAAGGTATTGTGGAGAAAATGTCATATCTGCTGAATGAGGACACAAGCACATCTTTATTCAGCAGAGTCGCACCTTTATCTATGCTGGCTAACGGAAATGTATTTGCTTTTGAGGTGTTAGACAAAATCGCAAGTCTGGTCGAAAAAGAGAGCAAAATCAGGGTGAACAGGGCCAATACAAAGGTAAATAAATACACAAGGAAGTACCATAACTAATGGATGTATGGGAACTTCCAAAATCTTTAATCGTTTGTGGCAAAGAGCATAAGATACGCACGGATTTTCGTGAAATCGTTGATATTCTTAGAGCTTTTAATGACCCTGAGTTAAATGACACAGACAAGATTCTGACAATGATCGACATACTCTATACCGACATTGAAATTGTTGAAAATATGGGGACAATATATGTTCTGTCCAATGGGAAACCGCTGTCACAAGAAGAGGTTACAGAAGCTATACAAAAAGGCGTGGAATTTATCGACGCGGGAACTGAAGGTGATAACAAGCCTAAACCGCGCATTATGGACTGGGAACAAGACGCTCCTTTGATATTTCCATCTGTAAATAAAATGATCGGGCATGACGTAAGGGCAATGAAATATATGCACTGGTGGACGTTCCTGGGGTACTTTATGGAAATACCAGATGGTACATTTTTACAGGTAATAAATATCCGACAGAAAAAAAACAGCAAGTCTAAGATGGAAAAATGGGAGAAGAAATTTTATAACGAAAACCGTAAATTATGTGATCTGGACAAACGGCTCTCAAAGGAAGAGCAGGAAGAACGGGACAAGCTGAATAAAATGCTTGGATAGCAGGGGGGTGACAGGATTGGAAGATGGTTCCATTATCATTGATTCGTCGATTGATACAGATGGCGTAAAAGCCGGTGCAGATAACATAAGGGATATACTCAAGAGTCTGGTATCATCCTGTGATAAACTGCGGATATCAATAGACGCGCTCTCCGCATCCATGTCAGAGGGATTTAAAACTGCCGGCAGCGGTGCAAAAGAAGCAACTAATGAAATAAAAGAGTTGGAAAGCGCAGAGAAAAAGGCCAAAAAACAGGCGGATGATCTGAATGATATCCATATAGACCGTGCTGAAAATATCAAAGAGGGGGAACTTCCCAAAAGCATAGAGTGGTCTGGAAAAGGTGGATATGATCCTAAAGTTATGGAATATGTAGATAACTATGCAAATAAAGCATCCAGCGCAATAGACAACCTAAAATCAAAAGCGGAAGAGTACAAGCGACAACTGAAAGAGCTTGAAGAAGCTGGTAAGTATTTTGATAACAGCGATGAGTACAATGAAGTATATATCAAATTGCAGGATATAAATGGACAGATAAGGGAGTATAAGAAGAATCTTAATGATATGGCGTACGGCGGAAAATTGACAAGCTTGGATAATGAATTGGACTCATTAGCGAAAAGAACTAGGACTGTAGCGGAGGAGACCAGATATTATGAACTGAAGCTAAAACAGCTCGCGTCTGATAATCTAGGGTTTGGAGACGAAGAATACGACAGTGTATACCAAAAACTTCAAAAAGCAAGAGCTGCTGAAAAGGAGTATAAGAAAAGTCTTAATAGTACCAGCAATGCGCAGAAGCGTTCTTCAAAGACTGGAAAAACTTTGGCAGTAGCACTTGGCGGATTGGCGAAACGCGTAAATAAGCTGACGTTTCATGCGTTTACTCTGAGCAAATCTCTTATGCTGCGTGGCGTGCGCGGCGCTGTTAATGGTGTTTCTACTGGATTTAAGAAGCTTGCAAGTATATTACATAGGACGAACAAAGAATCAAATAAATTCGGCATGGGCAGGATGCTGGGCATGTCTATCATGTATAGCACAGTTTTTAAAGTCCTGTATGGAATCACCACGGCAATAAAGGAGGGGCTTGTAAGCCTGTCTCAGTATTCAGATGAGACAAATAAGAGCTTGTCCATGCTGTTGTCTGCATTAACACGCCTTAAAAACAGCGTTGCTACGGCATTTGCACCACTTATAAGCGCAGTTGCTCCTATATTGACAAAATTTATCAATCTTTTGTCACAGGCTATAACATATGTCGGAATGTTTATTGCTGCGCTTACCGGGAAAAACAGCTTTACAAGGGCTAAAGCAGTACAACAGGATTTTGCTGACACTTACGGGGAGACGGCAAAGAATGCAGATAAGGCTACAAATTCTATCAATGACCAGTCTGATGCGCTGAAAGACGCAGCGGACGAGGCGGAAGGCTATCTCTCCCCCATTGACGAGATCAATAAAATCCAAAAGAAGATCACTGATACATCTAAAAACAGCGGTAATGACAGCGG